ACTGTAATAATTTCATGCGCTACTGAAGAACCATTTCTTAGATTAAGTTCATCTGTTGTAGTACAAGTTTTCCATTTTATTAAATCATTGTGAGATAAAGGAGTATCATACTATTTTATTTTTTCATAAATAGCATTTAGTTTTGTTTGAGTAAGCGGTCCACAGATTCCATCGACCTATAAATTATGGTCAGTTTGGAAATGTTTTACAGCTTTCATAGTATTTTGTCCAAATTTACCGTCAGCCCCAGCTTGATCAATATAGTAACCAAGTTTCATAAGTTTTTGTTGTAGTATTTTAACAAAAGAACCTTCATCACCTTGTTTTAAAATTGTAGGACTCTACTGAACAAAAGGTAATCTTAAAGCATATTTAAAACCATTAATAGGCTCAATGAAAGGTTGAGAATTATATTTAGAATATTGGTTTTGTAATTTAATACGATCTGCAGAACCAGCATCGTATCTTTCATAATTATTATTATCTTTTTTATTTCCAACAATAAATACATGGCCAGATAAGAAAACTATATCACCTGCGGCAATTTGATTTATATCATTAATTCTAACTGCTTTTACTGTTGTTTCAAGATATGAACTTAAAGATTCAACAGCACGATTTCCAACATTTTTTAATCCTGATTTATAAAGAACTTGATTAACATATCTATCACATGAAGTGACTTTATCTTTTGAATATACAGAAGGTAGACATGCAGAGCTGCCATAAGAAAAACCATTCTTTTTATTTTCTTGTGCAATTAATTTTGCATTTTCTAAAAATTGTTTTTGAGTAACATTTAATTTAGATTTTTTAACTTCTATAACTTCTTTATCTAATGCTGCGGCGGTATTTGGTCCATATACACCATCTACCTAAAGTCCTTTAGCCTATTGGAAATGTTTTAAAGCAGTTAATGTGTTTTGTCCAAAACTACCATCGGCAAAATTTCTTTGTCCACTGTAATAAGAACAGTTAACAAAACCTAATAATAATAAGTTTTCTTGTAGTGTTTTTACTTCTTGTCCATTATCGCCTAAAGAAAGAGTTTTAACAAAAGTAGATGTTCCTTTTAATTGTTTTATATATTTTTCTGTTTCTGATTTAAATTTATCCCAAGTCCAATTACTACCTTTTCCTTGATCACGCTTTAGCGGAGAAGGACAATTCTTTGTAGTAATATCCCCATGTCTTAATAAATGACTTAATGGGATGTTATATACTGTTAAGACAGCTGCTGCAAGCTTGGCGGCAGTTACTTGAGTAGTTTCTGTAAAATACCAAGTTTCATCATCATTATTTCTTCCAGAAGCGGTGTATGTCCCACATTCGACTCCTATTGTATTACTATTTCTTGCATATGGATGTATATATGAAAATCCTGAAGAAGCTCCTACATGCCAAAGTTTATCCGTTACTTCTGCAGCTTGATAGCATCTACCATCTTTGCTTATATAAAAATGACCACCATATCCGCCACCATATAAATCAGGGTTCTATCCATTTACCCCAAGATAATGAATAGCAAAATATTGATGTGTATTTGCATTATGCGCAGGAACTTGTCCTCTATTATAACTAATTCTATTAATTAAATTAACGCCGAGTTTTGCTAATGCCTATCTTAATGTCATTGGCTCATTAACCTCCTTTTGATTATCATATTGAGTTAAATTATGTTTTTTTATAATACTCATTACAGAAGTAATATATGCTGGATCTGTTGCATATCCGCGTTTAGATACTTGAGTAATTAAAGCTGTTGGATCTTTAATTGTTAAAACATCTCTATATTTATAGCTTCCATTTTTAGAATATTTTGCGTCACGCATAAACTGTAGATAGTCACAAGCGCACTATTGAATACTATTATAAACTCTAAAAGAATCAGTAATGGTTGTATGATAACCATAATACTCTGGAGTTTTTTTAGTTGCAGATCTACCATCCCAATAATTTGATTTCCAAGTATCATTTAATAACTAGGTTTTCATACCTAATAAATTATTCCACTGCATTAATACTTCACAATTATATCCAACTCCATATCCAGTCTATAAACACATTTGTCCAATTAATACACTAGGTAAATAACCGCCAATTATATTTACTGCGTTTATACATGGAGTTTTAACTTTCTAAATAAATAATTTCTATGTCATATAAATTCTCCTTTTTCATTTAAATGGAAGTCTATAACCATAAATAAAAAGATCTATATCTTCAATAAAAGGTTGACTTGCATATTTAGAATACTTTCCTGTTAATTGAATCCGTGCTGTTGAACCAGCATCATATCTTTCATATTCAGTTTCAGAAATTTTGTTTCCAAGAATAAAGACATGACCAATTACAAATACAATATCACCTTTTTTTAATTCATCTTTTCTATATATTTTTTGAGCCTTAATTTGCTATAAATAATCTTTTAATGTATTAAAACCGCGGTTGCCGCAATTTTTAAAACCACTTCTATATAAGACTTGTGTAACATATCTATCACAAGAGGTTATTTTTTCGAATGGATAAACTCCAGGAAAACAAGATGCATCTCCATAAGAAAAATTATTTTCTTTATTCTCTTTTGCAACAATTTTTGCATTTTCTAGAAATTCATCTACAGTTACATTAAAATCTGAGTTAAGGGCTAATAAATAATCTTTGCTTAATGCTAATGCTGTTTCAGGTCTATATATACCATCAGCTTTTAAACCCTTAGCCTATTGAAAATGTTTTAATGCTTGTATAGTATCATAATTAAAACAATCTCCTGTTATAAAATTTTTTTCATTAGTATAATACATAGGGTCTACAAAACCTAAAAATTTTAATTTTTCTTGCATATCTTTAATCTAATTTATCATTTTATATTCCTTTTATAAGTAAAAATAAAAAGGACAGAGAAAAATCTCTGTCCTTAAAAACTTAAATATCTTTTTTAGGTTTCTAGTACGTCATCGCCAATTTACTATCAGATAATCCTGCTGTTGTAGGATCATTTAAAGCACACCAAACTGAAACTACAATTAATCCAAGAACATAAGGATTACCTAATGCTCCTAGTAGAAGATCGCTAACAGAAGTCCAAGTTGTTAAATCTTGAAGTGTTAATCCTGCATAAGATAAAATTGGAGTTATAATTGACAAAATAATTTGAGCAATAAATACTGGATTATTAAATCTAACTTTTAGATTCATTTAGTCGCCTCCATAAAAAAATATTCTTTAAGAGTTCCCTCTCAAAGAATATTAAAATTTGAAGTAATAGTTTATTTAATTTTGTCCAAATTTTTTATTTATGATTATAAATATCTTCAATTACATCTTCAAAAAGAACTGGTTTACAATCATGTGCATCACAGTTGACATTATACATGAAAGGATGGTCACAAAAGGCATTTGGTGAATGAGTATGACCATGTATAGAATATACTTTTACAGGGTCATCATAATTATCAACTAGAGTTGGATAATGAGTAAGTAAAAAAGTTTTTTTACCTTTTTTAAGTCTATATCCAAAATTAATTTCATCAAAAAGTTCTTTAAATGCGGCAATACGCGTGCTTGTGTCATGATTTCCAATTGCTAGTTTAATTTTACCATTAAGTCTTTTTACAAGGGGGATACCCGCATTAAGCTCACCCATAATAACATCACCAAGATGATATATAACATCGTTTGGCTGAACAACATCGTTCCAATTTTTAATAATAGCTTCATTCATTTCTTCTATTGAATTAAAGCCGCGAGCTTTCCAAATAAAATCTTTATTATGATTAAAATGAGTATCTGAAATAAGCCAGATATTTGACATTATAAAATCACTCCTTTATAAGTTATCTCATCATTTATGCTATTGTATTTAAAGATTCGATAGAATCCTTCATTTAATGAAGGCTCTTCAAAGCTATTATACATATTAACAATAGATTCTTTAGGAACATAACTGCGAGTTCCTTTTCTTTGTTCATTTCTTTTTAAACAAGTTTCGAGACTTTCATCTATCCAAATTAAATTAATATGACTACAATTGTTTGTAATAATATGGTCAAGAAGCCATTTTCTGGATTTTTTAGTAAGAGAAGTCTGGTCTACAAAAACAGTATGTCCAGATTTTAATTCTTTATTAATTTTATTCCAGAGAGTCTGCGTAACTTCTTTTTCTTTTGAAAAATAAGGTTCATTTGGTTTAACAAGAGAAAATCTAATTTTATCGCGGGAAATAACCACACCTTTATTTGATTTTACTTTATTTTTAAGAAAAGTTGATTTGCCTGCACCAGGGACGCCGCACATTATATATAAATCACTCATTATATAACACCTGCTTTCTTTAAATTTCCTCTAAAAATTCGATAAGGTTCTTTTCTATTCCCTTCTGAATCAAAATTATTATATTTCATTTCAAGTTTAAAATCTTCATAAGTATAATCATCATAAATAGGACGAATTTCGACATGATTTTTTTCAGCACCACAATAAATGCAATATAATTTTTTTAAATGTCCAGATTTTCTAAATTTACTATTTTTTCTAGGAATAGATATTCCTTTTTTACCACAGCAAGTACAATACATTTCTGAAATTTGTGTTGTCAAATGAGAGCCTCCTTTTATTTTTCTATTACATTAATAACAATCATTGGGCGGATTACATTATTTTTATTTTCGTAAGTGCAAATATAGATAGGCTCTTCTGTACTATCTTCCATTCTCCCTATTTGAAAATCAACAATAGTCCAAGGAATGTCAAAAGCAGCACCTTCAAAGAGAGGTATTTCATTATCTTGTCCCCAAATTTTTACATCTACTACCAAATCAATTTTTTCAAGCCATTCTCTGAGTGTCATAATTTTCCATCCTTTCTTTATTTTCATTATATATATTATAACAAAAAATAATAAAAAAAACAAGGTGAGATTTTTTATCTCACCTTTAAATTTTACTGATGATATTTCATAAGATATGTTGGAGAAACACATTTAAAAGAACGAGAACCATCAGTGGAACGGAATACAATTCCTTCTCTAATTTCTCCATCAATAACAGAAGTTTCACTATCTACGAAATTACGAAGTTCATCAAGAGTGTCTGGAAGCGTATAAGATTCAGCTACAATAGGAACACAAGGAATACCTTTTTCCTTCTCAAGAACATCTTTCATAACAAGTGAATTTTCTCTTCCATTTTTAGAAGAAATAAGATTAAAAGCCATAAAATTATGTTCTTTCATATGGTAATCACGTTTCTGGATTCCAGCTCCATAAGTTTCACCTTGAATCGTAATCCATTCACAATCTTTATATTTTGTTTCAAGAAGATATTTCATCTTATTGTAAATATCATACTTCTCAGCCATTTCAATATAAACATTTGTTTCATAGAAACAATTTTTATCAGGCTTATCAAAACATACGTTGCGGGAACAAATATAAAATTCATCTTTTTTAAAGAATCCTTTTCCGCGCTTAAGCGTAAAAGTTGTACTAGTTCCATCAATTTTTTCAGTAGCAATCCATTGAGATTTATCATTAAACAGATATGGAAGATTTTCAATTCTTTCCTCATCTGTCTTTTTTACCCATGCGGGCCATCCTGTTTTATCTTTCTTACGACCAAAGAAGATAAAAAGAAGCTTTCTTCCCCATTCTTTCTTCATAAGCCATCTGAAAGGCTGATGAGAAAACAGTTTACCGTTACGCTGTGCCATTTTTTTATATTTATCAACAGAGTTTGCTTTGCGGGCATTATCTTCTGGAACAGCATATGTCACATTAAGCTGCTTTGTGAGGAAACGAGATTCATTTTCAGCATTATGTTCCGCTCCGCCAGGTTCATGAATAGAATATCCATAGTTATGTTTTTCAATAGTCCATCCAAAATTAGCGGCAGACATTAGGAGTCCCTGAGAAATGGATTTACACATTTTCTGTGTTTTAATCTTATAATGTTTCTTAGCAAGAAACTCCATATTAGTAAATGGCTCTACTTCAGGGAGCTGAGAATCAATTTCAAAATAAATTGCAGGGTCGCCCGCATGGAACTCGCCTTTTCCAACTACAATAGTCCATCCGCCTACATGAGCAAGCTCTACTCTATCATAGCCTTTAATTGGAGTTATAGCATCAACAGTAACTACATAAGCAAGTTCTCTTTCATTGTTTTTATTAAGCATTATTTATCATCTCCTTATTAGCTTGTATATTTAGGTCCCATATCATTTACATATTCTCTAATGATTTTCATCATTTTATCATCTTCAATATAAAAAACATCTCTTTGATGTGAAAGTAAATACCAGTTTTGAAAATTATATATAAACTGTCCAAATCTCCAATCTGGGAAATAAGTCATATGTATATCTCTTAAATTTTCATAAAACTTATAAAGTCTATTAGGGTCTCTCATATATTATTTTTCTCCTTTTTTTTATTACATAAATATTATATAATAATTTTTATAAAAAAACAAGGAAGGAATTTTTAATTCCTTCCTTGTAAGGAAAAGTTAAAAATTAGAAATTAATTTTTGGAGAAGCTTTATCAAGAACATCTTCAAGAGAAGTTCCTCTCATAAGCTTATTAACAGTATCCGCAACAGACTCTCCATTCGCAATTGCATAAGGAGACATGTTTTTCATACCTTCTTTAAGAAGATCTGCTTTTGAACTAGCACTAATTGCAGCAACAAGGTCAGGAGAAATAGAACTCATAATTTCTTTTACAGTTGCGGCATAGGCTTCCTGTTTAGCTTTTTCAATTGCCGCAAGTTCTTTTTCATGTGCAATCTGTGCATCATTCTTCTCTTTTTCTCTTGCCATTTCAGCTGTCTGAATGGCAGTAAGAACTGTCTGAAGGTCATTTTTAGCTTGAGCAGCTGCAGCCTCTGCTTCACGCTTTCTCTTACGAATTTCTTCAGCATTTCGCATCTCTTCTTCTGTTCTCTTGTGTTCTAATTCAAGAGTATAAAGAGCATTTTCATTTTTAAGAGTTGCTTCTTCTTTCTGAACTTTTGCGAGAGCTGTAATAACCTGCATACGAGTTTCTGCGTCTGTAAGTTCAACACCTTTTTGAATCATTTCTTTCTGATGCTTTTCAAGAATTACTGCAACATCTCTTTCAATACCAACACCAATAATATCAACATCATTTACTAACATACCGTTAGCTTTAAAGAGTCTCCCAAAAGGCTTATCTTCAGTCGTTGTTGCTTCTGAAATATCAAGTACAATATTTCTAATAATTTCAGTAGAATTTGCATAGAAATCTTTAATATTATATTTTCTAACTTCTCTTTTAATAAGAGAACGCATATTGTCACATAGATATTTTACATAATTGTTAATTGTAAACCAAGAATCTTTATGCTCTTTCAAGAAGCTTACACAATAACTCAGCTGAATCTGCACGTCTACCGCATCTGCGGACTGAGCATTAATTCTATCAGAAACTCTATTATTTTCAATCTGTAAGAAAGCTGTCTTAATAGACGGTTTTGAACCCTTTGGCGTGCCCCCAGAAAGTTCAACTGCTTCAAGAGTTTCATCATAATCAAGAAGTCGAGTTGTAGGTCCAATTACAACATCTCTTTTACCAGCTTTAGATACTACATTAATGGCATATCCGCCCCAAACATCAATACCAACAACACCTTCATATTTAGTATCAAGCGTAATTGTGCGCGGTTTTGTATAACTTACACCACGAGAAATATTTGCATTAGCTTCAAAAATAGCAAGAGTTGCTTCCTGATTTGAAGTCGAATATGTGGTATTAAGCATATCTGTTAACGCAGAACCAGTAAGACCTTTACGAGCAAGTTTTTCAACAGCCTGTTCTGTTAGATTTCCATTATATTTCTGAACTTCTGTGTTACCAGGATACATTAAATCGCACTCTTTTGGAGTAAGTTTTCTTTTTACAACAACTTCATTACGCGGGTCTGGTAGATACATCTGCGGACCGCGGACTGTCTTAATTTCACCAGTAAGTCTATTAAGAACATAGCGTCCTTCTCCTTCTGGAATTGCAATAGCATGATGCATATACTTACCATCATACTGAATCATAGCATGTTCTGGACGCGGATAATAAATCATCTGGTCTTTTCCTGTAATAAAAAGTTCTTCTCCAATAGGATGATGAATTTTCTTACCATTCTTTGTTTCATCATAGGCTGCAATTACTTTTACATAAATTCCGCTGATTGGTGAAAGTTCAAGAGCGCGGAAAATGAGTCCACCCTTAGGAGCTGAAACAAAAGTTTCAGTTGGCTTTGGGAATACCACAGCAGGACCATGAATATATCTCTTTTCTCCATCTTCATCTTTCAGAATTGCATACTCAAGTCTTTCAAGAGTAACTGCATCACGGACATATTCATTACTATTTTCAATAGGAATAACTTCAATTCCTGTTGGCGGGATGTAGAAAGAAACCTCTGTTCCTTTAATAACAATCATCTGACCAACGAAATATTTTTCAGGTTTTGTTGTTACTTCCTTACCTTCAGTATCAACAATAGTTGCTGTTGCGATGCCTTCACGTGCGGCTTCCGCATCATAAACTCTCGCAAGGAGATACTGATTAGAACGAAGTCTATGTCCTCTGATTACTCTTGTCATCTGTCCAGGGAACAGTGAGAAAGAAACTGGACCAGCAATATTAATCTTACGTCCAATTTCAAGATTCGGACTATTAACAGCTTTTGCGGCTTCCGGATGAGAATTATCTGTAGCCGGATTTTTTAGAACTACATACCATCCTTCAGGAGCTGAAATGAAAAGCTGCTTAGCCTTTTCAAAATCCTGCGTTTCCTCGAATTTCTTTGTCTTAGAATTAAAGACAACAAGAGACTCCTGTGCAGAAATTGTCATAGTAATAGGACCAGTATATGTTTTAATTGCACCATTTGTTTTAGACTGCAAGAAACAAAATTCGTTTGTAGAAAGAACTAGGTCTCGCTGTCTATTCATCTGAGACGAATTGTCCCAATTTTCATTATCATATCTTCCCATATTTTTTACCTCTTTTTCTTTAATAACTTATATTATAATTATAATAAAATTTTTATAAAAAATCAATTAATAATCTTCAAGCCAGTCTTTTAAATAAATAATAAGTATAATTGCTAATTCCGCCCAGAACGGCCAAAAAATTAAGTTCCAACTCCAATCAATTAGATTAAAAAATTTAAGTGCAACATTTATAATTAAAATCACTTCAAGTATTCCCATTAATTATCCCCTTCTATTTGTTCATATATTTGAATAGTATCAAAAATAATATTATTTAATAAATTAGGTATAGTATCATCAATAGTCCAATTATATGGGCACTTTGGCAGAAAAGTAAAAAATTCTTTTAAAAAAGTTAAAGAAGAATTAAAAAAATTATAATATTCTGGAATTAAGGTTGCAAGGACTGTATCTTTTTCTTGCTTTAAAGCTACAAGCATTTCTCTCGCAGGAATATTAAAAATTTTTTCAGAATCTTTTACATAGAGACAATCTTTATAGCTATTATTTTTTAGATATTTATTTAAAAAAAGATAAAAATAATAAATTTTAGCAAATTTTTTATTATCATTTGGATAATCTGATATTCTCATGATAGCGTTTTTAGCTTGTCCACAAAGGCTGTTTATACATGCATAATTATTATAATGTGAAATTTTTTCAGCATTATCTCGTAATATAGTATGAATTTTTGAATAATTAGGATTTTCCCATCTATATGAAGTAAATAATGTTTCGAGGAAATTTATATTTTGTTTTTTATACATTTCAAACATTTCTCGAATATCTTTAATTTCACAATGTTCATTTTTTTCATTATAAAGAGTTGAAGATAGCCTTTTATTTGTTAAAACAGCTTCTTTTAAAGTTGGGATAAAAATTGCTTTAACATCAACATCTGAATTGGGCGTGTCAATATTATAATTCTGAGAGCCATATAAAGTAATATTTAAAATTCTATTTTCTCCATACTCTTTAGAAAGTCTATCATGCCAATAGCTAAGTGCAGTTTCAATTTGTGTTGACATGCTCATGTCTCCTTTACAATATTTTATAAATATATTATAATAAAAATTTATAAAAAAAACAAGGAGAATATAAAATTCTCCTTGTTATAAATTATTATTACTCAGTTGCTTCAGTATGATTTGTATCAACGATTTTTCCACCAATGAAAGCAGACATTAAAGATTTTAAATCAATACCAAGTGATTCATTAAGACCTTCAGAAACTTGAGTAATATTATTAATAATATTACCACTTAATTTTGAAGAATCATCTCCAAACATAACCATCTTTTCAACATTTGCATAGCCTGAACCAATAGCTTCAGCAATTGCGGGTAGCTGTTCAAAGTAAATCTTTAACGCGTCTAGTTTTTGCTGTTCACGAGCTGCTTCGCCATATCTTTCCATAGCTTCAGCTTTCTTTAACAAACCTTCAGCTTCAGCGGTTGCTTTAGCTCTAATAGCTTCAGCTTCTGCGGCACCTTTAGCCTTAATAGCCTCAGCCTCCGCAGCGCCAGTCTCTTTAATAGCTTCTGCTTCCTGAATCTTTGCAAATTTTTCAGCTTCAGCTTTAGCTTTTTGAGCTTCCGCACGTCGCTCTGTTTCATACTGTTCGGCTTCAGCTTTCTTTTGTCTTTCAAATAAATCAGCTTCAGAACTCTTTTGAGTTGCATAAAGATTTGCATCAGACTCCTGTTGAGCAGCGTACTTTTTAGCTTCTGCTGTTTTCTTAACTTCGGCTTCAAGTTTACGTTCTCTAATACTAACTTCGCGTTCCTGTAAGTCAATTTCTTTTTCTTGTCTTGCAAGTTTTGCATCAGCAGTTGCAATTTCGATTGTTTTTTGCTGTTCCTGTTGCTGAATTTCATAAGCAGCATCAGCTTCCGCTTTCTTAATATCCTCAAGCTTCTTTAATTCAGCTTTTTTAATTGTAAGCTTATTTTCTCTTTCTGCAATTTCAGTTGCGGCAGCAATCTGAGCTTCATTAGCAGCTTTTCGCGCGTTAGCTTCAGCAACTGCAATTTCTTGTTCAGCTTTTGCTTTAGAAATAGCAGCATCTTTACTAATTTGAACTGTATTTTGGAGACCTAAGTTATCAATTACTCCATTTTTATCTTTGAAATTCTGAATATTAAAAGTTGTTAATTCAAGACCCATATCTCGAAGATTTGGAGTAACATTTTCAATGATTCTTTCTGCGATAATCTTTTTATCACCTTGAATAAGTTCTTTTAAAGTTGTTTGAGAAATAATTTCTCGGATATTACCTTCAAGAACTGGTCTTACAATTTCCTCAATTTGCTTTGGTTTCTTACCTAAGAATTTTGCGGCAGCTTTTGGAAGAACCTTCGGGTCAGTTGAAATTGCAAAGTTAGCAACCGCATCTACTAAAATATTAATAGCATCTTTTGTAGGGATGTCATCTTTAGATGTGAAGTCTGATTGCATATTTTCAAGAGAAAGGAAGTCTACTCTTTCAAGAATAGGAATTACAAAACAACCTTTACCAATAATTGTTTTATTTCCAAAAGGTCCAGTTACAACCATTGCCATATTTGGCGGAGATTTCTTATACATGGCTTTACCAATCAAGGTAATTACAAGACATAAGAGAGCGATTATTACAATAGGTACTAAAAGTGGAATTACAGTAGTTACAATTTTCTAAATCATTTTTTTCTCCTTTTTTAATAAAATAATATTTAGTTTTCAATGTACTTATATATAAATAATTTTAATTATTTATCTTCGAAATAAATTGGTTCAAAAGTGTCAAGATTAAATAGACATGCGCGATGAGTAACAAAAGAACCTAAATCTATATCTATTTTATGACCGTCACAATATGTATATATCTCATTCTTTTTTTTGGGCGGGATTTCATATCTATTTATATAATAATTTATAGCTAATATTGGAGTGTGACCATGAACACAAAATTCATTTTTTTCTCCTCGCCATACTATATCTGAAATATGATCTCTATCCCAAATATAATTATTCATTGGAATAATTACTCTATGATTTTCAATTAAATGTTCTGTTGTTTGCGGTTGTCTTCCCGCATGACAAAGATAAAATTTATTATCTTTGTTTTCATAAATTGCCCAAGTGGGTAATTTTTTAATCTTATCTATTAATTCTTTTTTTTCTTTTTTACTTAACTTTTGAAAAGCTTCAATGGTTTTTGAAGCACCATTGGCTTTCCATATATACATTTCATCTGGATATTCCCAATATACATCTTCTTCTGATTCACATTTTAAAATTTTTTCACCAATAGTAGCAATAAAATCTTCATGGTTTCCGCGTAGTAAGGTAATATTAGGAGTTTCCATTACTTCATATAGAATTTCAAGCCCCGCTGGACCTCTATCTACACAGTCACCAAGACAAAATACAATATCATCTGGTTTAATATAATTTTTTATTTTTCGCCAAAGATTATATTGAGCGTGTAGGTCTGAAAACACATATGTACTCATTTTATACCTCATGCATTTTTATAATTTTTAAATATTCTTTCTTACATTTCATATAAAAATTATATCAAAATTTTTATAATTTATCAAAAAATTTTTACTCGGTCGGAGTGTAATAAATATAAATAGAGTTTTTTTATATTATATATAAAGAAGATTTTTTTATAAATTTATATAAATATATAAAGGAGATAAAAGGATATGGCTGATGGTCAAATAAAATATTCGGTTGGTTTTGACGTTCAGAAACAAGGTTTAAATTAGTTAAAAAAATCTTTGCAAGAACTTCAACAATTAACTACTAAAGATTTAATGAAAATAAATACTACTGATGCTAAACAAGCAGCAGCAGATTTTAGTAAAATTAAGACATAGGTATAGAATGTTTAGAAAGCTTTAAGACAAGCTTTTAATACAAAATTAAATACAACTAATATTGAAGCTTTTAAAGATTCTTTAAAAGAATCTCATTCTTCAATTCAACAAGTTTATTAGACTTTAAAATTAGGTGGAACAGCAGGAGAAAATGCATTTAGAAATTTAGCTTCTCATGTTACAGATACAAATATCCAATTAAAATAGAGTCATACTATATTAGATAAAATGGCTACAACTTTAGGCAATTCTTTAAAATGGAGTCTTGCTTCAGGGGCAGTCAATACTATGTCGCGTTCCATAGAACAAGCTTATGGATATGTTAAAGCTTTAGATGGATCATTAAATGATATTCGAATTGTAACTGGAAAAACTGCGGATGAGATGGATCGTTTTGCAGAAAAAGCTAATAATGCAGCTAAAAATTTAGGAACATCTACTACTGACTATACAAATGCTGCTTTAATCTATGCTCAACAGGGCTTATCTGATTAGGAAGTAGAAGCTAGAACCGCAGTTACGTTAAAAGCTGCGAATGTAACAGGACAGTCTACAGAGGAAGTTTCTGAGCAATTAACTGCGGTTTGGAATGGTTATAAAGTTAGTGCAGATGAAGCGGAAGTTTATGTTGATAGATTAGCTGCAATTGCTGCAACAACTGCATCAGATTTATAGGAATTAAGTACTGGTATGAGTAAAGTTGCTAGTGCCGCATCTATGATGGGTGTTAGTGAATAGCAATTAGCTGCTCAATTATCAACAATTATTTCTGCAACTAAACAAGCTCCATAGAGTGTTGGTACTGCATTAAGAACTGTTTATGCTCGTATTTCTGATATTAAAGCTGGAATAGATGAAGAAGGAGTTTCTCTTGGTAACTATTCTGGAAAAATGAAGGAATTAGGTTTTAGCGTCCTTGATATGAATGGCAATCTTCGTGATATGGGCGAAGTCATGGAAGAGATTGGTAACCGTTGGGGAGAGTTAACTCGTGAACAACAAGTTTCTTTAGCCCAAACGATGGCTGGTCAAAGACAGTATTCTAACTTAGTTGCTTTATTTGATAATTTTGATGAATATAATAGAGCGTTAAATACTGCTCAAAATGCGGCAGGTACTTTACAACAGCAACAAGATATTTATATGGAATCAACCGCTGCGCATTTAAATCAATTAAAAGCATCTATGGAAGATATATATGATAGCTTAATTGATAATGATAGTATTAATGGAGTTGCAGATGCTTTATCTAATGTGGCTGATTTTGTAGCTAATTTTATTGATAGTTTAGATGGTGGTATTGGATTATTAAAAACTTTGGGGGCTATTGGAGTAACCGTATTTAGTGAACAAATAGCTAAAAGCATTGGTACAACTATTAATAATTTATAGATTGGTAAAGAAAATGCAAGACAATTTCAGCAAGCACTTTAGGCTACAAGAAATGATTTTGGAAAAATTCCTGAACTTGATCAATTTAGTCAAGATTTATTTAAAAATAAAGAACAATTACTTGATTTAGCAAGGGTCATGAGTCCAGAGCAATTTAATGAAATGCAAGCTTTGCTTAATAATATTAAAAGCTTAGGAAATGAAATTCAGACAATATAGTCTAAATTAAATACAGTAAAAGACCCTTTAAAGCATTTTACTAATATATCATTAACAGATTTATTGGGAAATCAAAAAGATAATGAGCAAGAAATTGATAACATTATAAAAAAAATTAATGAACCCATTGAAGCAACAGAAGTATTATAGCAAAAAATTAAAGAAGTTCAAGATTTATTTAAGAAGTCTTCTATTGGAGCTGATGTATTATTAAAAAATAATGGTATTGATAATTTTGATGACGTTTTTAACGAAGCTGAAATAGAAGTTAGAACATTTTTAGATACTTTACATGATTTAAAAGATACAGATGCTTTTCAACACCTTTCTGAAGATGCTAAAGTAGCATTAGATCAAGTAGAAATAGAATGGGAAGAATTACAAAATAAAATATCTTCTGGGGATTTTACTAAAGAAGAAAAGACTCAAGCATTTGAAGCTTTTTTTAAAAAATTATCTTAGGTAGTTTCTTCATCTTCAAATGAAATTAAAGTAAAATATGAAGAGCTTTTAGGTGTTTTAAATGACCCCTCATTGGTAAAAAATCTTGAATTAAAAAAGCAATAGTTACAAAAGTCAGTTAGTGATTTTACAACTGGAAAAGACAGGATGCAAAATGTTGTTCAAGTTGAAAGTTATGTTAAAGCAGCTGGCGGTATTGCACAAATAGCAACTGCGATTCAACAAGTTCAAAATCTTGGAAGTATTTGGAAAAACGCAGATTTATCAACTGGTCAAAAATTATTGCAGACTATTACTAGTTTAGGATTTGCTTTGCCAATGCTTAAAAATGGCTTTGTGACTGTGACAACCGCACTTGGTTTAATGAAAGTTATGACTACAGAAGAGGCTATTGAGGCCGGTGTTGCTACAGCCGCAGAAGGCGCTCATGCATTTTCTTTAAAGACAGTAAGTGGGACAGCTGGTGAAGCTGTAA